CCCCCACCCCGCACCGGAGGTCCGCGATGCTGATGATCGACGCCATGACGCTGTCCCTCGTCCCCGACCCGTCGACCGCTCGGCCGGTCCGCGTCGCCGTCGTCGACCCGAACGGGGGCGACGAGATCACCGGCACGGTCACGCAGGAGCTGTCCGCGACCCACGTCCGCCTTCGGTGCGACGACGGCCTGGTGTTCGCGGTCGAGAAGAAGTCGCTCCGCATCCTCCCCATCGACTGACCCCTACGCGCTGCCGGCGCTGCGCGTCCGGCCGTGCCCTCTCCCCGATCCAGAGGACAGCCATCATGGCGAAGGCAAAGACCAAGTCGGCCGGCACCAACCTGCCCGTGCCGCAGAGCGACGCCGAGGCGGAGGTGATGATCGCCCAGCTCGGCGCGCTCCAGCGCGACCAAGCGGCTCTCCAGGCGAAGCATGACGGCGTGATCGCCGAGCTGGAGGCGGCGCACGCTGCGACCGTCAAGGCTTCTGCGGAACGCCAGACGGTGATCCTCGAAGGGCTGGCGATCTGGGCGTCGGCCAACCGCGAGCGCCTGACCAACGGTGGGCGCACGAAGACGGTGCAGCTCGCGACCGGAACCGTGCTGTGGCGCGAGGGGCGCTACGCGGTGAAGCACCCGAAGATGAAGATCGAGGACGTCATCGAGGCGGTACGGGAGCGCATTCGGGTGGCTCAAGCTGACGCTACCCGTGCCGGTGATGAGCGCCGGCCGGCTGATCGGCGCGCGGCGATCGAGCGGATCAGCGTGCTCGAAGGCTTCCTGCGGAAGAAGGTCGAGCTGGACAAGAGCGCCATGCTCGCCGCCCGTGACGTCGCTGAGACCGTCCTCGGGGTCACGGTCCCCCGCGGCCCCGAGGAATTTGCCGTCGAGCCGCTGGCCTCGCAGATCCGCGAGGTGGCGTGAATGGCCTCGCTCGTGATCCTCGAATGGGCCGCCGCCGCCGCGGCAGCCGGGTTCGCCGTCGAGGCCTCGGCCTCGGGCTCGACCCTCTCCATCCTGACCGCGGCCGTCTGCGCGATCGCCGCCGGCATGGCCCGCCAACTCGCCTTCCAGGCTATGCGCGCCCGGGACATGGAAGCGCTCTGCGCCCGCCTCGGCATCACCCCGCAGGGAGGCGCACGATGAACGCCCACCTCGCCACCCGCCCCCTCGTCGGGCTCACCGGCCTCCAGAGCCGGGCCTACGCCTACATCTGGCACCGGCTCCAGGCGGGCTCCACGCCGAGCTACGACGAGATCGCCGCCCATCTCGGCGTCGCCTCGAAGGGCAACATCTGCCGGATTGTGTCGATCCTCGTGACGCGTGGCTACGTGAGGAAGCGCCAGCACTCGGCGCGCTCCCTCTACCTCGCCGCCGGAGCCCCGATGCCGGTCGAGCCGGCCGGCCCGCACATCGCCTTCACCTCGCCGCTCGTCGCCGAGCTGGTCGCGCGGGCGGAGAGCGAGCGCCGCGATGTGTCGGTGCTCCTGGAGGAGGCCGTCGCTCGCTATCTCGGGAGGAGCCTGTGACCGTACAACGATCCGTCACGGCCGCGCGGCCGATCCAGGCAGGCCAGCGCCGTACCATCCACGCGATCCGGAAGGCCGCCGGCCTCGACGAGGCGGCCTATCGCGGGTTGCTCGCCGGCGTCGGCGTCGCCTCGTCGAGCGACCTGACCGAGCCCCAGGCCAACGCCGTGATCTCGCGTTTAAGGGGGCTTCAAACGTCCTCGAATGACCGGGCGGAGGGCCCGTTCGCGGCGAAGCTCCAGGCGCTTTGGATCTCCGGCTGGAACCTCGGCGTCATCCGCAACCGCAGCGACGCCGCGCTCCACGCGTGGATGGACGACCGGTTCGGCGATCGGGGCATCACCCATACCCGGTTCCTGATCGACCAGGCCCAAGCCCAGATGGTGATCGAAGGGCTGAAGGGCTGGCTGGAGCGCGCCGCCGGCGTCGACTGGCCGACCGGCAAGGCTGCCGCCGGCTTGCCCCAGCTCCGCGCGGTGCTGGTGGCGCAGTGGCGGCGCGCCGTCGCCGTCGACGCCGTTGAGGCGTACCCGGCCGGCGACGACGGCCTGCGCGAGTACGCAGGCGAGCTGCTGCACCGTGACCGTTCCCGGCTGGCGTCGATCGCCGATCGCGACCTGACCATGGACGATCTCATCCGGATCTCGAACGCGCTGGGCGTCCTGATCCGCGCCCGCTCGGCGGCGGGAGGCGACGATGAATAAGCTCGCCCACTGCCTCGACGAGGGCGTCTCGCCCCACATCGTGCGCGGGATGCGCGACCAGATCGACCTCCTGGAGGAGCAGGTCCGCCAGTACCGGGAGGCGGCCGAGAGCACTCCGCTCTACCCGGCCGAGTGGGGGCTGACCCCGAAGGAGGCGCGGCTCGTCGGAACGCTGGTGCGGGCGCGCGGAAACGTCGTCTCTAGGTCCCGCCTGATGGTCGCCCTCTACGGCCTGGAGCCCGACGTCGAGCCGAAGATCGTCGACGTGTTCGTCTGCAAGATCCGGAAGAAGCTCCGTTCCGTCGACGTGGCCGTGAAGATCCGCAACCGCCACGGCGAGGGCTTCGTGCTCGCCGCGCAGGATGCCGACCATCTCGCCCGGGTCGCCGCCGACATGGAGGAGCCCGAGGCCGACACGGCCGCGCTCGCCGCCCAGGTCGCCGAGCTGGAGGCGGACAACGCTCGGCTCGCCGCCGATCTGGAGGCGGCGATCGCTAAGCTCGCTGCGTCTCAGCCCGCCCCGCCGCCGCCGGAGACCCGGCAGCGCCGCACCTGGCGTAAGCTGGCGGCCAGTCAGGTCGAGACCCGCAACCGCCCCGCCGCCGGTCTCCGGGGGGGGGCGGCCCACCCGATGGTCAGGGCGAGGTTCCCATGAGCGCTGAATTCGACTGCTGCGAGTGCGGCCGGCATATCGTGGCGATCGGCGCCACCGCGGTGCCGACCCCGCCCCTCTGCGCGCTTTGCCTCACGTGCCCGGGCTGGTTCCGGCACCCCGAGGTTCGGGCTGCGATCGACCCGGAGCACGACGGCCTGGAGGCCTGGGAGCGCACCGAGCCGCTGGGAGGCGCCGATGGTCGCCTATAACTTCCAGAAGCGCTTCGTGCCGGCGATCCGGGCCAACAACAAGCGCCACACTATCAGGGCCGACAGGGCAGGTCGCTCCCGCCATGCCCGACCGGGCGAGCTGGTGCAGCTCTATCAGGGCCAGCGGACCCAATATTGCCAGTTGATCGCCGCCCCGCGGTGCGAGGTTGTGTGGCCTATCCAGCTCGACCTGGACGCAGGCGTCGTGATCCTGCCCCACGTCAAGCACACCGCCCTGGCCGACCTCGATGCATTCGCCTGGAGCGACGGGTTCTGCGATTGGGCCGCCATGACGATGTTCTGGCGCGACCGGCACCCGGGCGTGCTGGTCTTCTCCGGCACGCTGATCCGGTGGGAGCCGATAGCCCCGGAAGAACTTAGGCCCGAGGGTGCTCGCCGGGGGGGGCGGGGGCAGATGGACCTCTTTCCTGATCCGCCCGCGCAGGTGCTCTGATGGCGACCCCGGTCGGCAAGCTCGGCCTGCCTCCCGTCCTGCGCACCATCGCTGACGCTGCCGGCGTGACGGCGGCGCTCAAGCTGGCGCAGGCCCGGGGCGGCACGCGGATCTACGTGCCGCGCCGGGTGGCGGAGGGGCACTGGCTGGCCGAGCTGATCGGGGTCGAGGCGGCGCGTCAGGTCGCCAAGATGTACGCGGGTGAGAATGTCCTGATCCCGCTCGGCCTCACCGGAACCGTCCAGAATGCGCGTCGCGTGGCACGGCAGGCTCTGGACGAAGGGGCGAGCGTCACGCAGGCTGCACGAGTTTCCGGCTTGACCGAGCGCACGATCTACAATCTGCGCAGTCGCGAAGGCGGTGGCCGTCAAGACGATCAGGGCGATCTCTTCGGCGAGTAGCCGTTCCCCCTGAAATTTTTCAGCAGGTAGACCGCATCGCGTCCCTGCGATTGTCGCCCTCGACACGGGATCGGCCCGGCGAGGCGAACATGCAGACATCGGACAACGGAGAGCTGTTCATCTCCTCCTTCGAGGGGGTGGTGCTCCGCGCCTATCCCGATCCCGCCACCGGCGGCGCGCCGTGGACCATCGGCATCGGGCACACCTCGGCGGCCGGCCATCCGCAGGTCACGCCTCAAATGGTCATCACCAGGACCAAGGCATTCGAGATCCTGGCGAGCGACCTCCGAGCGTTCGAGGCCTGGATCGTGAAGGCTGTGAAGCGGCCGTTGAAGCAAGCTCAGTTCGATGCATGCTCGTCGCTGATCTTCAACATCGGCCCGAAGAACTTCGCCAACTCCTCAATCGTCCGCCACATCAACGCTGGCCGCTGGCTCGATGCCGGCGCCGCCTTCCCGCTCTGGAACAAGGCGGCCGGCAAGGTGATGTCGGGCTTGGTGTGCCGCCGGGCGGCGGAGCGCACTCTGTTCGAGACCGGTCACTACGGCATCGCGCTCGCGAGCGACGGTGACGAGGCCGTCGGGGTCGTACTCGCCCGCGGCTCGGCCCATCCGGAGGGCGTGCGCGCGCTTCAGGTCGACCTGATGCGGCTCGGCTGGCTGAAGGCCGGTTCGGACGACGGCGACTTCGGCCCCCTGACCGAGAAGGCGGTGCGCGCCTTCCAGGCCGACGTCGGCCTGACCGTGGATGGCCGCGTCGGTCCCGCCACCCGTGCCGCAATGGCGGCCTGGCTCGCGCGCGCCAACGCCGCCCCGCAGATCGCGATGTACCCGCTCGCCGGCCAGGCGCTCGACCTCCCCATGGCCGCCTGACGCGGCATCCCGCAGGAGCACGACATGGATCAGGACAACGCGCCCCTCGTCGGGGGCGAGAGCAAGCCGTGGTGGGCGTCGAAGACGATCATCGGTGCGGGCATCGGCCTTGCGGGCTTCGGCCTCGCCGCGGCCGGCTACCAGATCGACGCCGCCACGCAGTCGGTGCTGATCGACCAGACCACCGCCTTCGTCTCGGCCGCCGCCGCGCTCGCCGGCACGGTCATGGTCATCGTCGGACGGATCGCGGCGACCAAGACCATCGGGAAGCGGTGACCGCCATGGCGAACAAGGATGCGCCCGCAGTGATCGCCATCACCGACGGCGTGACGACCATCACGAGAGCCTTGGCGCCTTCGGCGCCCGGCCAGGAGCAATCGAAGGTGGGCCTCGTGGCGAACAAGGATCTTCCGCTCAAGGTCGAGATCGTCGGCGGCGTGGTGACCATGACGATCGGCGTCTCGGCGCTGTGCGCTGCGGTTGCCGCCGGGGACACCTTCCCGCCCGAGGGCAGCTTTACCGACGAGTACGCCTTCGCCCGCGCCGTCGTCGCCGAGCTGGCGCGCGAGGACGAGGACGGCACCACCCCGGCCCACCGGCTGCTGGAGGTGGCGGCCGTCGAGGCGGTCGAGCAAGGCGCCGAGGGGGTCCGGTTTCCGGGCGACGTGTGAGGGATCGGCCACCGTTGGCCGTGCGTGGAGGTTGGTGTGGGTGCGGTTGTTCTGAACGACGACGAGTTCACGGAGGGGCTGGTGAGGCGCACGGCGGCAGGGGCGGTCACTCCCCTCGTGAGGTTCGTGGAGTGGCTATTCGGACCGTGGGCCCCGGGGCTCGACCTCGGCCTCTGCCTGTTCGCGGCCGGCTGGGGCGGGATGATGCTCGGCAAGCCCGAGATGTTCGATCGCGGCCAGTTCGTCGGGATGCAGTGGCTGCACGACGAGATCTGGATCGGCTTCTTCCTGCTGCTCACCCTCACCCATGCGGCGGGCTGCCTGCGGCCGTACTGGCGCTCGCTGCGGGTCGGCGCCTGCCTGCTCTCGGCCTGGATCTGGATCTCCGTCTCGCTCAGCCTGTTCCGGGTCGAGATGACCACGGGCGTGCTCGCCTACTGCATCGTCGGCGTCGGCGCCCTGTGCGGCGGCATCTACATCGCGGGCCTGCCCAGGAAGGCGGTCTAGGTGGAGATCGCCATCGGCCCGCTCATCCGGATCGTCGAGGCGACCGGGCCGATCGGCGCCATCCTCGCCGCGATCATCGTCGGCCTGTGCCTGGCGCTCATCGTCTTCGCGCGGTCGCAGGGCCTGTTCAACGACGCCCGGACGGCGCAGCAGCAGGCCGAGTTCCAGAAGCGCCTCCTGGAGCAGGTCGAGCGCCTGATGCACCGGGAAGAGGTGCTGATCCAGGAGATGTCCGAGGTCCAGGCCCACGTCGCGCTGATGCGCGTGCAGCTGCGCAAGGCGATCGATCTGCTGCGCCAGGTGCGCGAGGGGCGCGTTGCCCCCGATGCGATCGATACCGACGCGATCGGGGGTGAGCCATGACCGGGGCAGTCGAGGATGTCTGGATCTCCGCCGGCGTCGGCGTGTTCGTGGCGGCGCTGTTCCTGCTGGCCCTCCTGGTCCCGCGCAACCCGCGCCCCAGCAAAGCGGCCGATGCGCGGTGGGACGACGTGCGCCACCGCCTCGAAGAGGTGGAGCGCAAGCAGAACCAGGCTGACCACGACCTGCGCAACGTCCGGATGGTCGTGTCCGGGCTCGCTACGAAGGACAGCGTGAACGCGCTCTCGATGTCCGTGGCGGAGATGCGCGGCGAGATGAAGGGTCTCGTCAGCAGCGCCGCGGCCACCAGCCGCTCCGTCGGGCGGATCGAGGACTTCCTCCTGCGGTCCACCGCAGAGGCCATCGTCAACGCCAAGGGGACCGAGGGGAGATCATGAGCAAGCCGGATTTTTCGCGCCACATGGAAGAGGACGCGCGGCTCGTCATGCTGAAGGAGCTGGCGTCGCAGACGAACTACACCCTCAACGAGACGATCCTTCACAGCGTGATCGAGGCGTTCGGCCACAACCGCTCGCGCGACTGGCTGCGCACGCAGCTGCGCAAGATGGAGGAGCTGGGCGCCGTGAAGCTGACGACGGCGGGATCGGTGCTGATCGCCGCGATCTCGCCGGCCGGGATCGACCACGTGCTCCGGCGCAGCGTGATCGAGGGCATCGCCCGGCCGTCCGCGGGGGTCTGACATGGCCGAGCGCCGCCGGCTGTCCTCGATCGACCTGTTGCCGGAAGAGGCCGGCGACGACATCGCCTGGGCGACGCAGCAGCTGGCGATGCGCTCGCGCACGCAAGCCGACATCCTGTTCGAGCTGAACGACCGCCTTGAGGCGAAGGGGCTGGACGGCATCTCGAAGAGCGCCTTCAGCCGCTACTCCGTCACGAAGGCGGCAGCCCAGCGCCGGATGCAGGAGGCGCGAGCGATGTTCGAGGGCGTCGCCAGCCAGTTCACGGCGAGCGACGTCGACGAGAACACCATCGTGCTCGGCGAGTTCATCAAGACCCTCATCATCGACCTCGTGAACACCGGCGGCGGCGACCTCGGCACGAAGGGCACGATGGAGCTGGCCCGCGCCTTCCAGGCCACCGTCAGCGCGCAGAAGATCTCCGCCGATCGCCGGCGCCAGATCGAGGCCGACGCCAAGGCGAAGCTGATGAAGGCGGCGGAGGCGGCCGTCGGCCAGGTGGCGGGCGCTGGTGGTGTGGTCGATCCGCAGGCGGTGCTGAAGAAAATCCGCCAGGACGTCTACGGGATCTTCGACTGATGATCGCGGTTCCGCTCCACGCCTACCAGCTCGACTGGCTGCGTGACCCCGCCCGGTTCAAGATCGGGATGTTCGCCCGCCAGACCGGCAAGACTTTCACGACCACGCTGGAGATCGTCGACAGCTGCTTTGCCGCCTCTGTCGAGGGCCGGCGCGAGCGCTGGGTGATCCTGTCGCGCGGCGAGCGCCAGGCCTCCGAGGCGATGAACGAGGGCGTGAAGCGCCACGCCGCGGCCTACAACCTCGCCTTCGAGGCGGCCGAGTTCGACTGGCAGGGCGAGACGGGGAGCTTCAAGGCGTTGGAAGTCACGCTTCCGGGCGGCTCGAAGATCACGGCGCTGCCGGCCAACCCCGACACTGCCCGCGGCTTCTCGGCCAACGTCTTCCTCGACGAATTCGCGTTCCACAAGGATAGCGGAACGATCTGGAAAGCCCTGTTCCCGGTGATCTCGGCTGGCTTCAGGCTCCGGGTGACCTCGACGCCGAACGGCAAGGGCAACAAGTTCTACGAGCTGATGACTGGGAAGGATGATCGCTGGTCACGGCATACCGTCGACATCTACACGGCCGTCGCCAACGGCCTGCCGCGCGACATCGAAGCTCTGCGCGAGGGCATCGGCGACGATGACGCCTGGTCGCAGGAATTCGAGCTCAAATGGCTCGACGAGGCGAGCGCCTGGCTGTCCTACGACCTGATCTCGTCGTGCGAGGATGCCGGCGCCGGCGATCCCGAGGGCTACCAGGGCAACCCCGTCTACGTCGGCCGCGACATCGGCCGGCGCAACGACCTCCACGTGATCCAGGTGCTGGAGCAGGTCGGCGACGTGCTCTGGGACCGCGAGCGCATCGAACAGAAGAGGGCGAGTTTCGCCGAGATGGACAACGCCTTCGACGACGTCATGCGCCGCTACCGGGTCGCGCGAGCCTGCGTCGACCAGACCGGCATGGGTGAGAAGGTGGTCGAGGACGCGCAACGGCGCTACGGCGGCCTCGTCGAGGGCGTGCTGTTCACCACCGGCTCGAAGCTCATCATGGCGACCTCGGGCAAGGAAGCGTTCGAGGATCGGACCGTCCGCATCCGCGAGGGCGATCCGGCGCTCCGGGCCGACCTGCACAAGCTCCGGCGCGTCGCCTCCGCCACCGGTGCGCCGCGCTTCGTGGCCGAGCGCGACGAGGATCACGCCGACCGCACCTGGGCCATGTTCCTCGCCATCCATGCCGCCGGCGGGCCGGTGATGGAATACGCCTACCGGGCCGTCGGCGACGCCACCGCACGGCACGGCTCGGCCCGCGACGCGATGGTGCAGCGGGTCGAGGATTACGAGGACGATCGGCCGGACCGGATGGTGCGCCGGCCGCTGGGTGCCCGGCTGCGGGGAGGGTTCTAGACCATGGCCGACACGCATCCCGTCATCCTCGGCCCCGACGGTCGGCCGGTGCGCCGCGAGGTATTGACCCAGGACGTCGCCGGGCCGACCCTCAGCGGCGTGCGCAGCGTGCTCGCCGGGTATCCGTCCGACGGCCTCACGCCCGGCCGGGTGGCGACGATCCTTCGCGAGGCCGATCAGGGTTTGCCGGAGCGGTACCTGGAGCTGGCCGAGCTGGTGGAGGAACGGGACCTCCACTACGTCGGCGTGCTCGGCACCCGGAAGCGCAGCGTGGCGCAGCTCCCGATCCAGGTCGACGCCGCCTCGGACGATCCGCTCGACGTCCAGAAGGCCGACACGATCCGATCCTGGCTCCAGCGCGACGAGCTGCACGAGGAGCTGTTCGACATCCTCGACGCGATCGGGAAGGGCGTCAGCTACACCGAGATCATCTGGGACACCTCGGCCGGGCAGTGGGAACCGCGGCGGCTGGAGTGGCGCGACCCGCGCTGGTTCGTGTTCGACCGCATCGACGGCCGCACGCCGCTGCTGCGGACCGAGATGGGGGACGTGCCGCTCGACCCGGCGAAGTTCATCCACGCCAGGATCTCCGCGAAATCGGGCCTACCGATCCGCTCCGGCCTCGCCCGGCTCGCCGCCTGGGGGTGGATGTTCAAGACGTTCGTGCTGCGGGACTGGGCCATCTTCACCCAGACCTACGGCCAGCCGATCCGGGTGGGGAAGTACGAGCCGAACGCGACCGAACCCGAGAAGGATGTTCTGTTCAACGCGGTCGCCAACATCGCCGGCGACTGTGCGGCGATCATCCCCGCCTCCATGACGATCGAGTTCGTGGAGATGAAGTCGGCCGCCACGAACGCGACCCTCTACCGGGAGCGCGCCGACTGGCTCGATCAGCAGATCTCCAAGGGCGTGCTCGGCCAGACCGCCACCACGGACGCCATCGCCGGCGGCCACGCGGTCGGCCAGGAGCACCGCCAGGTCCAGGAGGACATCGAGCGGGCCGACGCGCGCTCGCTCTCCGCAGTGCTCAACAGGGATTTGATCCGGCCGTGGATCGACCTGCAATTCGGTCCGGGCGGTCCGTACCCGCGCCTGCGCATCGGGCGCGAGGACACGAAGGACATCACGGCCACGGCGACGGCCCTGAAGGACCTGGTGCCGATGGGCCTGCGGGTCCAGGTCAGCGACGTGCGCGACATGCTCGGCTTTCCGGATCCCGACAAGGGCGCCGACGTGCTGACCGCGCCGGCCGCCGCGCCGCTGCCTGCGATCCCCGGGCTGCCGGGCGCGCCGCCGGCCCTGCCGGCGCCGGGGATTTCACCTGCCCTTCAAGCGGCCTTCAACGCCGCCATAAAGGGGGCTGTCGCCCCGCCGCGGGATGCGGTGGACGTGGGGATCGACGCCATCCTGGCCGACGAGGGCTGGGAGCGGATGGTCGCCCCGATGATCGCCGGCCTGGATCACAAGCTCGCCGGAGCGGCCTCGCTCGCGGAGGTGGAAGACATCCTGGCGCGCCACCTCGCGGGCATGGACGTGACGACGCTCGCCGAGACCCTGGCCCGGGCCGCCTTCTCGGCCCGGCTCGCCGGCGAGACGAACCAGCCGCTCTCCGACCGGGCCTGACCCGTGCCGCAGGCGACGATCGCACCGCTGCCGCCGGCCGAGGCCATCGCCGCCCTCGCGGTTCGCGGCCAGAGCCTGGAGCCGACCTTCGACTGGCGCGACCTGTCGGCGGCGGAGCATGCCCGCGCCTTCACGGTGGCGAAGAGCACCGGGTTCGACATCCTGCGTGATGTCTACGAGGGGGCGGCCCAGGCCCTCGCCGAGGGCCGCACCCTCCAGGATTTCGCGCGCGACCTGAGGCCGACGCTCGAAGCGAAGGGCTGGTGGGGGCGCAAGGAGGTCACGGACCCGGCGACCGGCGAGGTTCGGGTAGCGCAGCTCGGGAGCATCAGGCGGCTCCGGACCATCTTCGACACCAATCTCCGGGTCAGCTACGCCGCCGGGCACTGGGCGCAGTTCGAGCGCAACCGCACCGCCCGGCCGATCCTGCGCTACGTCGCGGTCCTCGACGGTCGGGTCCGGCCGGCGCACGCGCTTCGCCACAACGTCGCGCTCCCGATCGACGATCCGTTCTGGGACACCTGGGCGCCGCCCTGCGGCTGGGGCTGCCGCTGCACGCTGCAATCACTGAGCCTGCGCGACTTCGCCCAGATGAGGGGCGAGCTGAAGACCGCGCCCCCGCCGGATACCTGGCGGACTTATGCCAACACCCGCACCGGCGAGGTGACGCGGGTGCCGGACGGCATCGACCCGGGCTGGGGTTACAATCCCGGCAAGGCAGGCTGGCGCGCCTCGGTTCTGGCCGACAAGCTGGCCGCCGCTCCGCCTCGGCTGGCGGCGGCGGCCGCCGCCGATCCGAGCTGGCCGGCACCGCGTCTCGCCGACGAGTTCGGGGCGTGGTTCGACAAGGCGGCCAGCGGGCTGCGTCTGGAGCAGGCCACCTTCACGGTGGGGGCGATGGACCGCGCCACCCTGGACGGCCTGGCGGCCCATGGTGTCGAGCCGGCGAGCGGCGCCATCACCATGCAGATGCAGCGGGCCGGGCACCTGGTGCGGCCCGAGAAGACGGCGGCTGGCAAGGCGGTCCCGGTGGATGTGCTGCGCCGGATGCCGGAGCTGCTGGCGGCGCCGCGTGCCGTGCTCCTGGACCGACGGGGCGGCGAGTTGCTGTATGTCTTCGACGTGCCCGGGGACGCGCGGAGCGGCAAGCTCGTGGTGCGGGTCGATGTGCCGGTCGGTGTCCGGCCACCCGGGGGCGGTCCCCGCGCCGCGATCCCGATGAACGTCATCGTTTCGGCCGGCATGGTCGAGGCGGTGCAGCTGTCGAACCCGGGGGCCTATGTCGTCCTGAGCGGGGCGCTGTGAGCGGTCGCCATGGGGGTACGCGACATCCCCTCGCGATATCCCGCTGCCGGGGCGGGCTCACCGGGTCGGGCTGCGATTATCCGACCGTCATGGCGACCGGTGCCAATGTGGCGCCGTGGCCGATTTTCCGCAACCTGGCAGGATGGCCCAGGAGCGGCCTTCCCGGCTTGACCGCAGCCGAGTAGCCTCCGGGTCGATCGCGCCCGTCCTGGCGTTGAATTTGTGCTTTAACGGCGATCCTGCGCGGCAGGGTACCGGGCGCGTGAGCCCCGACCGGGACGTCTGCCCCTGCAAGACTTCATCGGGGATGCAAACCGGCCCATCCGGAATGGTGCCGGCATGTCGACCCGGCCCGCCATCTCCCCGACCACCGCGCTCTGCGCCGCCTTGCCGCTGCCGGCGCTCGCCGCCGACGGCGCGGTGCCGGACTGGATCCACCTCCTGCCGGCCGGCGAGATCCGCACGGTCGACGGGCGCGGCCCCTACCGGGTCGCCGACCCGGCGGCGCTGATCGCCCTCAGCCTCAATGGTGGCGCCCGCCTTCCCCTCGACGAGAACCACTCGACGGACCTCGCCGCGCCCCGCGGCGAGCCGGCGCCCGCCCGCGGCTGGATCGTCGGGCTCCAGTCCCGCGACGACGGGCTTTGGGGGCAGGTCGAGTGGACCGCCCACGGCCGGCGGCTCGTCGGGGGCAAGGCATACCGGCACATCTCGCCGGTGATCCTCCACGCGAAGGACGGGACCGTCACGGGCGTCCTTCGCGCCTCCCTCGTCAACGCACCCAACCTGCGCGGCCTGGCCGCGCTCCACCAGGCGGGAGCCTCCATGGACTGGACCACGAAACTACGCACGCTGCTGGGGCTGCCCGATACGGCCGACGAGGCCGCGATCTGGGCGGCGCTGGAGGCCAAGATGGGCGCCGTCGCGACGCAGTCGGCGCAGCTCGCCCCAATCGCAAAGGCGGTCGGCCTGGCCGAGACCGCCGACGGCGGCGCTGTGCTCCAGGCGGTGCAGGCGCTCCAGGACCCGGCGAAGGTCGTGCCGGCCGCGGCCGTCACCGCGCTCCAGCAGCAGCTCTCCACCCTCCAGACCGACCGCGCGAAGGAGAAGGCGGAGCTGTTCGTCGACACCGCCATCAAGGCCGGCCGGATCGCGGCGCCGGCGCAGATGCGGGACCACTACATCGCCCGGCACATGGCCGACCCGACTGCCGTCGAGAAGGAGATCGGCGCGATGCCAGCGCTCCACGGCCGCAGCGGCGCGAGCGTCCTGCCGCCGCCGAAGCCCGGCGAGACGACGCCCGCGGCCGGCCTCGATCCGGAGGAGATGAAGGTGATCTCCCTGATGGGGATCGACCCGGAGGCCTACCGCAAGACCAAGGCCGCGCAGGCCGAGCGTGAAGGGGTGCTGTGATGGCCGCGCTCACCGCAGACCGCCTCGCCACCGTCCAGCGTCCGGGCTCGACCCGGGAGCCGCCGGTCAAAGGCGGCGTCGTCATCTGGCAGGGTGGCATGGTGGCGATCGACGCCACCGGCCTCGCCGTCCCGGCCGCCGCCGTGGCGGCCCATCGGGTCATCGGCATCACCAAGGCGCGCGCCGACAACCGGTCCGGCGCCGACGGCGACATCCGGGTTCGGGCCGAGCCCGGCATCTACCGCTTCGCCAACTCGGCCGCTGCCGACGCGATCGCGCTCACCGACATCGGCCAGCCCGCCTACGTGGTCGACGACCAGACCGTGGCGAAGACCAGCAACAGCAACGCCCGGCCCGTGGCCGGGACGATCTTCGACGTCGACGCCCAGGGCGTCTGGGTCCGCTTCGCCTGAGGACGCCCGCACATGCTCGTGAATTCCGCGAACCTCCGCACCCTCTACACGTCGTTCTCGACCGCGTTTCAGGGTGGCTTCACCGGCGTCTCGCCGCTCTACACCCGCGTCGCCCAGACTGTGCCGTCCTCGACCCGCTCGAACGAATACGGATGGCTCGGCCAGCTGCCGCGCATCCGCGAGTGGATCGGCGACCGCGTCGTCCAGAACCTGGCGACCCAGGGCTACACGATCCGCAACCGCTCGTTCGAGAGCACGATCGCGGTCCTGCGCGACGACATCGACGACGACAACCTGGGCATCTACGCTCCGCTGTTCCAGGAATTCGGCCGGGCGAGTGCCACCTTCCCCGACGAACTGGTCTGGGCACTGCTGCTGGCAGGCTTCTCGACGAACTGCTTCGACGGCCAGTTCTTTTTCGACACCGATCACCCGGTGCTCGATGCCGCCGGCAACACCGTGTCGTTCGCCAACACCGACGGCGGCAACGGCACGGCGTGGTTCCTGATGGACACCACCCGGGCGATCAAGCCGATCATCTACCAGTCGCGCCGCCCGTTCGAGCTGACCCGGATGGATGCGCCGACCGACGAGGCCGTCTTCAACCGCCGGGAGTACCGGTACGGCACGGACGGCCGGTGCAACGTCGGCTTCGGCTTCCCGCAGCTCGCCTGGGGCTCGCGGCAGACCCTCGACGCCGCGCATTACGAGGCGGCCCGCGTCGGTCTCTCGACGATGAAGGGCGATTACGGCCGGCCGCTCGGCATCAACGGCAATCTGCTCGTGGTGCCGCCCCAGCTCGAAGGCGCGGCCCGCAAGCTCGTCGTCAACGACTTCGACGCCATGGGCGCGACGAACACCTGGAAGGGGTCGGCGGAAGTCCTCGTGGTGCCCTGGCTGGCCTGACGCCAGCCGCCGGGGCCCGCGCGGCCCGCCCGCTTCAACACACCTGAGGTCTCCATGAAGGTCACGAAAGACACGGCCCGCGCCGCGGGCGCCACCGGCCCCGCGCAGGCCGCCGGCAACGACCCGGCCCGCGACGCCGCCACGGCCGCCACCGCGCATCTCGCGCGAGGCGAGCCGGAGAACGTGGTCCGCGCCGCCGAGGCGGCGTCCGGCTCGGCCCTCGACGCGCCCGGCGTCGGGGCGGGCCCGGCCGGGG